GGCATGTGGCAATGGTTTCTTAATACCAAAGCCATGGGGCTCCCACATATCAAAGTGGCACAGTCGTCCCCCTATCGTTCTAATCTTACCAGAGTCATCGGCGCGTCGCGCCACAGCCTCCGATAACATTTTTACAAACGGTGCTTTTTGGTGATACGTTTTTAATAGTTTCTCAGCAGCATCTTTCATCAATCCTAGTTCTGCCATAAGTTTGTTCTTGCCCATGCCGTACATGATGCCAAGATTAATTGTTTTTGCTTGTTTACGTTCGATGCCGGCCATGTCTGCAATCATCTGGTGAAAGTCTGCACTGCCGCTCCTGTATTCGTCTACAATAGTTTCTGTGCCCTCTAGTCTCATCAGTGATGCAAAGTGTACAAGTATTCTAGGTTCTTGTTGACTGTAGTCAAAGCAACCCCACTTGTGTCCTTCTTCTGGTATAAATAAACTTCTAATCAGTGGGCCCAGATGCTTGTGACGTGCTGGTATCTGCTGTAGGTTTGGACTGTTGTAACTGAAACGTCCTGTCACTGTACCACCCTGATCAGATCGTATCTGATTTATCTCTGCATGTATGCGGCCGTTGTGTTCGTGTTTGAGTATTGTATCAATAAAAGTTGTGTTTGCTTTGTTAATCTCTCTTGCCTCGTTAATTAGTTTTGGTAGCTCAGCTGGGTGTGTAGCAAGAAAGTTTTTTGTAAAGCTTGGTGCGCCTTTCTCTGTTCTGTCGTATGGAATCTTTTGACCATCAAATGCTTTTGCAATAGATGCAGCAGCCCAGATCTCCACGTCAAATCCTGCTAACTTATTAATATCTTGTAATAAATTTTTCTCTGTTTCTTGTAGCTGTGCCTTGACAGACATAGCTTTTTGTACATCTACACGCACACCTTGAAATTTCATATCGACCAGGCATGGAAACAAATTAGTTTCTAAATTAAATACATCCCACAGATCTTGTTTTGATATCTCATGCTGCAATGCATGCCATAACTTCAGTGTGATCTCTGCATCTTTCTCTGCATACTCACCTACAAATGGTGCAGGTAGTTTCCACATCTCTGCTTTTGGATTGACACCAAAGTCTTTTGCAGCATCTTGTAAAAGTTTTTCATTCTTACGCATGCCAATATAATCTTTACCAACAGAGTCTAATGTAAAACTCCATCTGTTCTCATCAATCAAACTTGCAGCAATCATTGTGTCAATGATGCCACCGTTTATGTGAAAACCAAGTGATCTAATCCAGGACACATCATACATCGCATTGTGAAATATTTTTGTAGAGGTATTGTTTAATAATTCTTCAAACCAATCTAATACTAATGCGCGATCCATGTTGCCGCCACCTTCATGCGCTATAGGAAAATAGCCGGACCAGCCCTCGACCGCAACGGCTATGCCGACTATCTCCCCGTCTCTTCTTACCGCACCTGATCCCATTGTGAGCAGGTTTGGATCTCTTGTCTCTAAATCGATAGCTATTTCACTATGACTAGATAAATCTGGTAGTCTCTCTGGTGGCACCCATTCTGTCTCTGGTGTAAATAATGGCTGCTGTAATGTTCTCACTTATATTCTTCCTTTAACTTGTTTAGAAACCAAATGGCTTTATCTAAATCTTCTACTGGTTTACCTTTGTGCTCGTGGCGCCAAATATATTTAATCGCTGAACCCTGACAATAGTATTTAAAACCGTCACCTTGGCAAGACTTAATCGCATCAATGCAACCTATGTCGCCTTTGTTGTAGTGAGCAGGAAAATTTACTGGATCATTCTTCTTCATACATCTTCTTTATTTGTTTTTTTATTCTTCTAACATTATCTTTCTGCCACAGACCAAAATCCATGCTTGTTTCCACCAGACCACCGTCTTGATATAAACTTTTACCTGGTCTCTGCAATCTTTCGTAATATTTTTTCACTATTATTTTACAAAGTTCAATTGTTATAGAACCTTTTATGTCGTTGGCATCCCAACGACAAAACACAATATTATCTTTGGTGTATCCAATATTCGTGTCAAACCTATCTATGGATAGTAGATCCGGCGGTGTTGAGTGTCTTTTCTTTGCACCCTTGACTGCTAATTTTCTACCTATTTTCATAGGCTTACCTGTGTAATAACAGTTCCAACCATACTTTATTTTGTGTTCTTCCCATGCTTGAAAAAATTCTTCTTTTGTCAAAGTGTGTTTTAGCCTTTCGCATTTACGCGACCCGGCAGACTTTTTGTAATCTCCGTTGGCCTTTTCAACTTTTTGTTTTTTGTAAACTCTTTTTTTAATGTCATTCCACTTGCATATTAAAAAACCACTTTCGGTTGATAAGTATTTAATATTTTGAATTCTTGCATGTTCTGATATTTTGTAAGCCATTATATTGTGTAACTCCTCTCATAATTTCTTGGTTCTAGTATGTGTAAAGATTTTTTTGCTCTGGTCACAGCAACATAGAATAGACGGTGTAATTCGTCTGGATCAATATCGTTGTGATCAAGAGCAGACTTAGTAATATCAGGTAAAAGTAATACATTGTCAGCTTCTCCTCCTTTTGCTCCGTGTATTGTTGATAAAGTTATGCGTGGTGTTTGTGAAATTTTCTCTTTGTTGGCCAACATGTTTCGTATGTAGTTTTCTGTCTCAGCGTCTAACCCATCGAATGCTTTGTACCAAACATCTTGAGTTTGTAATCCGTGTTTCTCGAGGCACTCTTCTATGTAATAACCATCTTCGTTCTCGTCCATAGTCTTACCAGTCTTGTATCCTGGCGCAACGTTGTTACCGAGATAAGAATAAATATTTTTTATTGATGCTATTGGTAATAATGTTTCACTGTTTCTCCATTTTTCCCAGGTTTGTATTGCAAGAAGTAAATCTAATTTTATAGAGTTTTTTGTTTTGTGTGAGTAGTACCAACCCTGCAGTCTGCATAATTCTTTTATGTCATCTAAAAAATAATTTGCAGTTGACAATACCAACCACTCGCCTTGTGACATGTCTATCTGTGTAACGTCAGAGTATCTTGTCAAATCACCCACCTCTTGTCTTGGCATATAATCTTTATCGTATCGCTTTGAAACATTTCTAATAATCTTTTGTGACAGCTCATGTATTGGTCCACCGGGTATTCTGTATGATTGACTCAACGTGTCGATGTAATCTACTTCCTCTTTAAGTGCAATAAAAGTATCAACATCAGCGCCAGCCCATTTAAAAATAGCCTGGTCATCATCACCAGCAATATAGGTCTTGTTTGCTTTTCTCCATAACGTTCTAACCATTCTCCATTGTAAGGGTGAAAGATCTTGTGCCTCGTCAATAAATAACACGTCGAAAGACGGTGATATATCTTGTTCAATAAATTGTTCCAGCATGTCATTATAATCTATTAAGCCTTTCTCTTTTTTATATCTACTAAGTTCTTGATCTAAAAGATATAATAGATCTCGCTCAATGTCCATACTGTGTTCATTTTTATTATATTCTTCCAGGACATTGGTGCCCATTACCCGCGATTTGTTGATAAGTCTGAGATACTCATTGTCAGAACTGAAGACACCATCCTCTTCACTGTGCCATGCTGTTTTTATTGGTATGCCACATTTCAAACCAAACTCTCTATAGTCAGAGTGTTTCATCACACGCTCTTTCTTCACACCCAACATCCTGAATGCCAGTGAATGTAGTGTTCTAAAGTATGGTATCTCTTTTTGATCTATCATAAACTTTTCTTCTGCTCTTGTGGTTGCCTCCCACGCAGCTTTCTTTGTAAAAGAAAAGTATCCTATCTTTTTTATGTCGACACCATCACGTAAAAACTCCTCCACTAAATTTAATAGTGTAGTTGTTTTACCCGTACCTGGTGGTCCTAGTATTATTGTCTTCATGTTTTTTTATGCCTATATTTTGGAACGTGCCATACACACTTACCGTTTTGATATACCAATAAAACTTCAACACCCATTTCTTTTTGGTTTGGTTTTAATCCCTTACTTAACTTTTCATAACCAGCCCTACCTTGTTTCTTTGTGTAGACTTGCGTTTTTTTGACGTCTACAAAACGCGTTTCAGTAAGTTTATTTTTCTCGTCATACTTCAATGCAACAATATCAATAGGTGAATGACTACCTGTAGCATGAAAACATAAATAACCTCTTTTGATTAACCAGGCTAAAGCCATGTGTTCACATGCAACGCCTTTTTGCTGCGGTTTAATTGCCATTAAAAAGGTGTCTCCTCGTATTTAACTTTGCTGATAGTTGGTTTTTCTTTTTTCATAGATTTTATTTTTACAAGATGTGGTTGTTGATCTTTTACTTTTAGTCTTGTTTCTTTATCAAAGATGTCCTCTAAACTTTTCAATAAGTTCCCTGTTTTAATTCTATCCATCTCCCAATTGTTTCTTTTACAAAAAGCAAAAAAATCATCCATCCTAAAATATGTAAAGCCTTCGTCACTCCATGCCATCTTACGTAGTATGTCATCTCTTGTTCTTGCCTGTGGTCTGTTCACTGTAAACTCGTGTAATAAATTTATTAAATGTTCTTTTGGATCTAACGACTTCAAAGGTTCTATCTCTTGCAAACTAGCCATCAATGTTTTTAGATGCACATCTCTCCAGTCTTTTGCCTTTGGTATTGGTGACACCACGTTTGCCTGCTCTAGTACAGCTACAGCAAACAGATTAGGATTGTGTAATTGTTCTGTCTTCAACTCTACCCTGCTACCACTAACATTTAAAAACCACTGTGGTGGATTAGATTTAATTTTTGTAAGTGTATCTAGTTCTGGCATTTGCTCCTCTTCAAAACCAACACCAAACTTTTTTGTTCTGCATTTTGCAGGATTGCAAACACTACATATTGGCTGCTCTTTACATCTGTATTTATCGTAGCCACGTTTACCAATAGACTTGATGACATTTTGTACCTCTGCAGATCTCAAAGGTGGACTCATGTATTTGTGATTGTCGTCCTCTAATACGTCTTGCCAATTATCTGGATTGGCCTTCTGTCTGTATATTGCTAAATTAAATAAAGAATTGTTTCTTGACCCCTCACCAAACCCTTCTTCTGCCAAGCGATTAAGACACGGTGGTCCATCAGGAAAAATTTCTACAACCTCTGCTTTCTTTACAATTATGTTTTCTATTTCTGTTCGTGTCTGTACCCACTCGTCGTATATAGAATAGAATGATTCTAAACTAGCAGCCTCACCACCAGCTTTCATCGCATATCTCAAACCACGAACACCACCGTGGTATGGTAAGTTTAAGAAATTACCTGTGTCTCCACGCTCAACTAATATTTCAGTTTGTTTCGGAAAGATCTCACTACCTGCATAACCCAAAGCTTCTGCCATGGCTTTGAGTTTAGACTGCATCAATGATGCAGGAATAAACTCTGAGGCAAATAAAAACAAATGTGCCCCACCAGATTTTGATCTGAACGTCACCAACGGCAAGCTGAGTCCTTTTATGTTTCTCATCAAAACAAGATGGTCAACATTGTATACATCAATATCTATACAACCCCATCTACACTCATTGTTTTCATTTATTGGTATAATACCAAGGGCCGGTTCTTTACCCTCTACATGCTCTTGCCACAGTTTATCTGTGACCTCTTCTCTTTTAATTAACGCTTTTGCTACAGCTTTTCCTTTCTCAGTGACCTCTCCGGTCAGTTTCATTATACCGTATGCACTATTATTACCTTCAAATATTTCTTTAAATTTCACGCTTTGGCCTTCCCGTTTTTGGTTTACCTCTGTTGGGTCTGAAGCCTGGCTTACAAATATCGTT